TTTGAATCATCTTTTCTACTAACTTTCTTTCAGCATCTGCAAGTAAAGCTTCTTCAACTTGCATTCTCTTTTGCTCAAGCATTTCATTGTAAGATCTATCATCAACTGCTCTGAACTGTACTTTATTGTATCTTTTGGAAAACTCTCCACTTAATACATTAATTACATTTGGGATGATAGGATAAAATTTAAGTTCTAAAGCTGAATCATTTTCTTTAGTTAAAACATCCATTAAATCTTTATAGTCATTATCAGGTTCAACTATATAGTCTGTTTTATCTATGATTCCTTTAGCTAATTTATAATTTTTTAAAAGTCTTCTGGCATTAAGTTTTAAAAATTGAATACCCTGAAGCTCTAACCAATCTAGATTCCACGCTGCCCAATCATCTGTTTTTTCAGAATAAGGTAAAAACTGAATAGGTTGTGTTAAACTAGAAAAGGTAGGCCCTTCTGTTTTTTTTGCACCGGCCTTCAACTGCATTGCATTAAGTACTTTCATTCTAAATTTAATTTAGTTAATTTATTTATAATTTTTGAAGCCTGATCTTTTAATTGTATTTCCAGTATTGTTTCCACTACGTCCAATATTTTTAAACGGACTATACTTTAATTTATACAAATTTTCTGAATTTACCAAAGATTTTTCTTCTGATTCACGTCTTTTTGAAAAACCCCTGTTAGATTGCTGTATCTTTACAAAGGCTACTAAAGCTCCAAATGCTACCAATCTATCCACGTTAAGTCCCGGATAATATGCAAGCATTTCTTTAATAAGCATTCCATCAGGTATTCTTTCAACACCTAATGTTTGATTTGTAACAATTCCACCAACATCAGTTTCTTCATCTATGACTTCTCTTAAAAATTCAATTGCATATGATATCAAATGACTTTTAAATAATGTACCAGTATTCTTCCATCCATACTCTTGATAAACAGTATTGTTTGAACCAAGATCTTTTAGGAATAATATTTGTTGTTTAGGTACTAAGTATCTTTGTTTCTTTCTTGAAATCATATGTTGTATAAACAAAGATATGTTGTTCTCAACTATAGTCCAGGCATTATACCATTCTATAATTAATTCTAATCTTTCATGTGTCTTATTGATATCATCAAATCTACCACACCATGATGCAACAATTTTATCTTTTTCTAAAAACTGTTCTACATCTCCAGATATCATAGTCCTTGTAACCTCTGTTGCATTCTTATAAACAAAGATACTACATAAGGAATCAGAAGTAGTTGTCTTACCTTCTGATACAGGGTCAATAGAGGCGTAATAAGCCCCAAACTCAGGACTCTTGACTGGACGTTCCCAAACAACAATACTTCCCGTCTTATCCACTTGTTTCTTGTCTACAGGGAATCTACTTATTGGAAGTTTGTTTGTTCTTTTAGCAAAGATACCTTTCTCATCTCTATCTAATTCAATGAGTTCATAAGGATATTCTTTTTCTTCAATTCTTTTTTGTTGTCTACTAAGAATACCTTGTGGAAATACAGATGCTTTTCTATATGCAAATGCTTCTGCAATATTTAAAGGTTTCTGAGATATCCTTAATTGAAACTGTTCACCATTTAATTCATTCTTCCATCTTTCTCTTTCCTCATGTATTGCTGCTTCAGCTTCTTTTACTAATGAGTTTCCATAGTCATCAATGTATGGAGGCATTGACCATTGTTCTGGAATAAACAAACCTGCCATACCTATTGTACCATCTGCATCAATAAGATCAGTTTCTACAGCATAGATATCATTTGCTGCTGGATTAGTAATCATTTCTTTCAAAGGATTACATTGTTCTAAATCTCCCACTGATCCGGCAGCAATAAACATACCTGTAGTAATCATACCTGAAGACATTGCAGGACGTAAGTACTCATATGTCTCAGACATCTTTGGAGCAATACCAGCTTCTTCATGAAAGAAAATAGTACATGGTCCCCCTACTCCAGTAGTTGCATTCTTTTCAAATGAACCCCCTTGTATTTTTGATTTTAAACCTCTTGCTGTTTTTCTATTACCAACTTTAACTTCAATCTGTTGTTGCCATAATAAAACCTTTTCTGGATTACTAGGTCTATACCAAGCAGTATGCTCATTTAAAAATGTTTTGTATTCATCTAAAAACTTCCATGATCCTTTATCATTTATAAAATCTTTAAGTGATGCACCAATCTTACAGATACTTCCTTCCTCAAACCAATAGGTATTAATAATTTTACCCATGTGAAAATATGAAGATGCTATCTGACGTTTCTTTAATATAGCTGAATGTTTGTAATGTAATTCTGCAAGTTGTTCATATAAAGCCATATGATACTGAGCATCACGTACTTTAGCAAAACCATACTTCTTCTCTTCTTTGTCAAAGATTGGAAGAAAGTTTAACCACATGTAATAATCTCTAGTTAAATACCAGCTTTTGTCTCCATCACTGTAAATAACTCCTTCTCTACATTTGTTTTTTTGATCTTCCCAGTAATCAGTAAAATCTTTAGATCTAAATGGTTTATTACAATAAAATCCCTGTTCATTAAATATCTGAGCTTGTTCATTAAACTTAAAAGAAAGTTCATTAAACTCATAATGACCAGGGACATTAAATATACTTAAAACATAATCTATAAAATCCTGTCTAGTTTCAAATTCTGTGGTTGTCCAAGACCCATTTTTATATGTAGGTATGGATCTATACATACTTAAATTTTGCAAATACATCACCCTCATGAATCAGTAAATGTTCTTCTTCATCATGCATCATAGATGTTGGTAAGCAATGCTCACTATATTGAACTACATCTCCTATTTTAATTTCTGTAACACCTTCACCTACAGCTACTACAGTACCTTTATTTTCTACTTTTTGAGCAGCTTCCGGTATAATGATATTTGTATTTTTAAAAAATGCTTCAGCTTTTTTTTGTTTGATCAATAATTTCTTTCCTACTGGTATTACTTGTTGTATCATCTTTTTGATTTTAATGGTTTATTATATTTGGTCATATGCTAATCCTGCACCACCACGTACAGAACTTTCTTGTTCTTGTTTCATATCAACAAAGGCTCCTTTGTATGATTGTCTAATTTGTTCAAATTTAGATGCTGCATTTACCATAGAGTTTATGTTTCCATCTCTACCGTGTTCAATAGCAGTTACTTCCATGTACTTAGCTAATCTATCAAGCATTGATTTGATTCCTTTGTATGCTCTAAAGGTAGGTGTTTCATATAACTTATAACACATATCTAATGCATATCTTATTTTGGGATCTTCAGGAGAATCTTCTAACTGAACTTCTTCAATAATAATATCTTCTTTTTCATGTTCTGGTAGATTGAAAAATGGATTCATATCAGGATTAGGACAACTCATATAAAATATATACTGATAGATTTTTAAATAACTATCAGGATAAGTCTCCATAATAGCATTTAAAAAAGGTAAAGCATAGCAATGTTCTGATGGAATCACTTTGCTGTTCTGAATGTCAAATAGTCTTACTAACATAATTAAGTTAAAGTTGGATTCATATATGCAACTATTGATTCATAGGAATTTGTACTATAAACACTACCTAAACCAAATATATAAATTTGAATTATTCCGGGTATAAATACATCTACTAAATTATCCCAAACATAAGATACTCCAACAATTTTAGTTGGATCTATACTCATTTCAGCAGTACTAGTAGTATTCCAATATAGATTTAATATTTGCCCTGTATTAGGTGCTTTTGCCTGCATTAAATGCACTTGTGTAATTGTTATACTTGCCATAATTTTATTTGTTATCTTTTAACCACATTATTAATGAATTAACTTCATCCTTTAAATATGGGACTTCATACATTTTTATTTCATCTAAGATAGGCTCACCATTATAATGTTCATTTATTGGATAACCATTTTCATCTTCACCAATCTGTTTAAACTTAACATGTTGAATTGTAAGTTTACCAATCTTTAAAGAAGGATTGTGCTTCTTAATAATATACGCATAAATACTGAGCTGTAATGAATAATGGTTTAAATTGCAATCATCTAAATGATTGACTGGCTTAAACATTTTACTTGTAATACCTTCCCAATTGGTATATCCTTTCTCTTTAATCTCCTTATTGGTCTTGTAATCATTGATGTTAATATAACCATCTACAATTTCTACTACGTCAGCTTGACCACAAAGACCAACAGACTTTAAATAAACTAAATGCTCAGGATAAACACCATCAGATAACTTTTGTTCAGGGGCTAATTTTATACCCTCATCATTTATAAGTGGTTTGATAATAGGTACTTCAGTTCCATTACGCTCAATAGTTTTAAAATCAAGCATGTCAGATTCTCTTTGATTGTGATAGAAGTTACCAAGATTAATAGCTCTTTCTGTTTCATTATCCCAAGCCTGTAGTATTTGTTCTACAGTCATGCCATACCACTTAGAATTTTTATTCTTTGCAGATTTTTTAGCTTGCCCTTCTTTATCAAACTTAGGTTTAAACTTACCAACCAGTGAGGTAACACTTATCCAGTCAATGTTATCTTCTTCTATACTTTCATAAGTATGTCCATCTTCTTTAAATATAATAGCCATTACTGTGTTTTTAAAAGTTCATTTGCAGCTGGACTTAATCCTGAAGTACTAGTTCCAACAATTACATCATTAGTAGTTGTAGAAACATAATAAGGATTTGTTGTACTTCCATTTGGTACTCCATGGTAAGGTTGAAATACTTGATTAGTATTTCTCTTATCCAACATATCAGCTTTAATTTCCGCATTTAATAGAACTGTTGCTGCTTCCATAGTAATCATATTATGTTCTAAAAGATCTCTTACTATTTGTGATACTGTCATAATGTTAATTTTTAATTTGTTGATTTACTTTCTCTTCTAATTCCTCAGTCATTAATGAATCCCAAAAGCCTTTAGGGCAGGATGTTGATAATGATCTTACCTTAAATGCAAGACTGCATCCGCAATCTGAACAACAAGGTTGTGTACCTGGAGCTAAACAATGATCTCCACTAGCATCAAATAAAGAACAATTAACACATATCTGAAATCTATCTGTAGCAACAGCCTCAATATGTTCTTTTTTAAATATGTTATTTTTAATGCCCTCTACTATTTGGTCAGCATTTTTAAATACTGCTAAATACTTTTTCCATTTTCCTTCCATATTGTAAAATTTATTTTGCTTTAAAGTCTTTCTTTCTAAGTATGTCAGCTTCCATTTGATCTAACGCCTTAGACATTTGTTCAATATTACTTTGAATATTTTCACTTTGAGCATAACCATTGTATGTTCTTTTAGTCAAATTACCCAACATGCTTTTATTCTTTTTAATTGAGTTTTCTAATTTAGTCTTTCTTAAATAAAAAGTACCCAATCCATCCACGTTTATCCTAGGATATTCTAATGCAGATAATTTTTTCCTTAGCTTACCATAATAAAAAGATATAAAATCATCCACTACTTGTGGGTGTACACCAACTTCTTCAGCTATACCCTCTTTAAAGTCCTTATGCTTCTTTGGATTCACGGCCTAGTATCTTATAGTCTAATAATACCAAACCATCTATTTGAACATTAATAGTTTTGTTGATTGAAATAGTCTTTTTATTTACACCATTCTTCACTATTAACTTTTTCTTTTCTGCTTTTGCTAAAGCATTCCTAGCTGATTGTGGACTTTTAAATATTTGTTGTTCAGTTAAAAATATACAAAACTTAGTTAATTCAACTTTTGGTTGCTTGGATAATTCCATTAAACATTTAAGATCTGAATTACTAATTAAAATATTTTCAAAAAAACAATACGTAAGTATTTGATACTTAATGGTTTCATTAATATCTACTTGTAATTTTAAATCTACTTTGTTTACTATAGCCATTATTTTAAACTCATTATCATATCAACTAAGTCAGGATGTGGATAGCAATCAAACTTATCCTTTCTTACATTGGTATGTGTTAATAATCCTTTGATTTTACCACTAGCGGCATCTTCATTATATTCAAATCCTTTAACGGCACCATGTTTTGCTATAAGTTGTTTTAAACCCAACCTTACATCAATATTATCTCTTTCAGCAACATACTTAATCCACTTTTCAGTTTCTTTAATTTGTTTCTCTGAATATGCATGCCAATTTAAAAATCCTTTGAAGGCTTCTTTTAATGTAGTAACTTCATCTGGGTGTGCAACAGTTCCTACATAGGTTTTATAATCTTTAGTCAATTGCCCCATAGAACAAATTTCTAAACCTACAGAGTGTCTATTCATCCAGCCTGATTTAGTTAAACCTAAATGCCAACCCTGGTTTCCTGTTGGAAAAGCCTGAACCATTTGACCATCATATTTAGCATCACTATTACGGTGTCCTCTACCACCTAAAACAAATTCAGTTCCAATAGCACCTCTATCATCTTTATTCCACATATCAACACAAGCATATGGATTGTTTCCTCCAGCTGTATGGTGTAAGAATATGTATTCATTTTTAATGGGACCTTTAATGTATTCTTTAGGGGATAGATAATGCTTATGAATTATCTGATCATAGTTAGTTTTAAAGTACTGACCAAATATATCTGAGTCTTCATCAATAGCTTCTTGGATTGTAGGTACTTTGTTAAATAACAATGTCCACATATCTGAGTCTACTATTCCTGTAACTGGCAGATTATTAGATAGTTGGAATCTAATTACAGCTTTTTCTGTTGCGGGTCCAAACTGTGCATCCTGCTTTAATAAGAGTTTGGATTGGAGGGTCTGGACATCTGGTCCAGAATCCCCCCTTTTTAGCATCTTCATTGTTTAGTCAATTTGAGATGCAGCATTTTCCATTGCTTCTTTGAAAGCTTTTGCTTCTTCTGAATCAACAGGTACTTGTCCACCTTCTTTTTGAGAAGCATAGGCTTGTGCCATATACATTTGAGCCTGCAATCTTTCAGCTCTTGATTTCTCAATAGTAGCCAAAAGCATCTCATACTCTGCTTGTACTTCTAAATGTGGAATGTTGTCTTTGTAGAATGCACTGATTTCTTCTCTACGTGCATTCAATTCTTCTTTAGTTAAGATAGGTTCTTTCTCATCTAAAGGATTGGAGGTTTTTGCATTTGCCATTTTTTAATTTTTTTAAGTTAAACAATATATTACAAATATATAATAATAGTTTAAATAAAAAAAGTTTAATGGATTTATTTTTAGATTTTATTCTTTTCTAATAAAGTAATTACGGTTTTCAGTTCTGACGCTTTAGTGAAAACAATATCTCCGTCTAAAACATCAACGGTCCATTTACCCTTCTTAGCTTCATCTGAATCACTGTCACAAGACAAGAACCCAACTTTACCCACATCCTTAGCATAATAGTACCAAGCTTCATTAGATCCACTTGACTCAGGGGTTTCATCAAAACGTTCAAACCCTAATTTAATTAAATCAATTTCTCTCATGCTTATTTATGCTATTCCTTTAATAGGAAGATTAGTATTACTTCTTTTTAGTCTTCTTGTGAGCACTATCTTTCATAATCTTACCATCTGGCATCTTATGATATCCTTTAGGAATAACTACTTTTTTTTTGTCTGTCTTCTTCATGATTAGCATTTTTTGCCTTTCATAGCCCCACCCATTTTCATTTTAGGAACAGCACCACCATTTTTCTTATATCCCATTTTGTTTCTTACTTCAGTAGGAAGTTTAGCTAATCCTTTTTTACTAGCAGGTACATCTTTCATTGCACCACCTTTTGACATTTTTTTTACAGTTTTCATAATTTTATTTTTTAGATTTTGCTTTAATTTTTTTTTCTTGAGCAAGCATTTGTTTAGTAGGTTTTTTTCCAGAACCCTTGTTGTCACGAATATTATCCCAAAGTCCTCTCTGAGATACACTTCCGTCTTTACGTTTAATCATTTCTTTCTTTGCCATTACCACTTAACTTTATCAGCCCAGTATGCCGCGCTCATTTTACCTTTACTAATATTTGATGCGTGTCTAGCCTTGAATGATTTCTGTCTAGCCTTTTCTTTTGGTGTACTAGGATTGGCCCCGGCACCACTTACGCCTTGTTGACCAAATCTAATGGTCTTTACTGTATCACCTTCTTTGGCCACAACTACGTGTGACTTAGTTGGATGTGACGGAGTACGTTTTGGTTTATTGTAACCAGCAACTCCAGCACTTGCTAATCTAGAATCTTTTTTAGTTGCCATCTTAACTTCCTGTATAAGTTTTTTGAATATAATAAATCACATCTGCTATTTGAACATCATTGTTACCAGTTGCTGATATCTTCCATTGATTACCGTTGGCAACAAAGTCACTATCAGCATAAAATAAAAACGTCTCATTAAAGTTTTCCCAAGTTGCCGTTTTAGTAAAGATCATAGTTTTAGCTAACCTATCATATGGAGTAGAACCTGTTGAACTCATGATTATATCCATGTGATTTTGTGAAGCATTAGCTGTTTTAGCTTTAAACGTTACAACCATACTATACGCGTCATTTAATTTATTTGGAGTAATTCTTTGTGTAGCTCCATCATAAAAACTACTGGTTGAGTTCAATTGCGTTTCAATCTTAAACCCCGCATTGTTTGGTATTACTACAGCTGCAGCATTGTGCACTATATTAAAAGGAGCGGTCTGAGTATACTGAGTATCATCATACCTTGCCCAACCACCTAATGAAGTTTTAGCTATACTTGATATAAGGTATTTCTTTAATGCACCAATATTAATTAAGCTGGCCTCCATTTTTGGTTGAGGCTTCAGCACCTCTTGAGTATCAGAGTATGCTGCTGACACTATGTAGTCTTTATCTGTTGGGACTTTAACTTTACGTTTGGCAATCATTCCCATTATATCCTGTAATGTACTATTCATTTGTTATTTTATTTTAGTTGTGTTTATACTATTAATATACAAAATCCTTTTGTAAAGGTAAAATAATTTTGACACAACCTAATCACGGGAACTAAAAAAAATTTTTTGTCCCCAAAAAAAATAGTGTGTATTGCATTGTTGGTACCTACTACCAAACTGCTCCCCAGCTAATTTTTGCGGTGAGGGTACCCCCGCGTCTGTGGTACCCAAAATAAATAAAATATAATATTATGAGTGTTTTCTTCAGAAAATTAAGAGTAAATGAGTCTACTGGAACAGCAACTATCATTGCTACAGACAAGCCAATCACAAGCAAGCAAACTACACTTGCTGGGATGAACGTGGGAACACGTACTCAAGGTAGTGTAGTATTTGGTGTCCTAAGTTTGATTGACCCTGAAACTAATCAGGTGATGAAAGCTAATCACCCAACTATTGCAGCTTTGCAAAAGAAATTAAATGCTGGTGATGAAATGCCAGGATTCCAAATGAGTAGCAACCCTGTGGTTGACATTCAAACTGGTGAGCTAACAACACTAATGTGGATTGAGGCTGTGTAACATCAGAACAGAGGAGTGTGTAAAAGCACTCCTCTTCTTTTTAAAGGTTACTAATTAACCTTTTTTGCTTGGAAGGCACTACGCATACTATCTCAAGTGTTACTGATTTTTCTACCTAACTTCCACTACGCATACCTTTCTGCTCTCCAGCTGCTGCGCTCCGCGCAGCTCCTCTCTGCTCCCCAGCTAATTACTGCACTATTGCAATAAAACAATTAATTAAATTAGTTATGTCAGTATTTTTTAGAAAATTGAGAGTGAATGATAGCACGGGAACTGCTACCATTATTGTTACATCTGCACCTATCCAATCTAAGATAGGTACGTTAGCCGGCATCAGTGTTGGAACAAGAACCCAAAGTAATATTACATTTGGTGTATTGAGCCTTATTGATCCTGAGACTAACTCAGTAATGAAAGCCAATCATCCTACAATTGCACAACTTCAGAAAAAGTTGAACGCAGGAGATGAGATGCCAGGCTTTAAATTATCTGATAATAGAGTAGTTGACCTTGTAACAGGGGAAGAAACTACACTCTATTGGGTGGAAGCAATCTAATTGGAGAGGGATGGTTACTAATCATCCCTTTTGCTATTTATTTAAAAGAATTTTGTATTCATTTGTGTGTTACAATGTGAATAGGTGATCTTATTTGCCTATATCTATACTCTAATCACACTCATAATTATACTTACACCTTCTATTATATATATAGCTAACAAAAGTATTAGTAGTAGTTACACATGGTAGTCTTCTTCCCTTATAGAATTGTTATCTCTCTCTATAGGATAAGAGCATTATCATCCGGAATCTTGTAAAAATCAATAATCATTAATTAAACAGAAAGTATGAAATCAATCAATTTATTTGGAATGCAAACCGTATTAGTAAACGGTACACCTGTCAACACTTTTAAGATCAGAGTAAGTTACTCAGACTTTAATGAAAGTGTATTAGCTCCTTTACATATGATAAGTAAAGATATTAGAGTACAACCCGTTCATAGTTACAGAAACAACAAAGTTCAATCCTTAATAGAAATCAGTTATACTGGTATGAATTGGGAAATAGATTTTGTAGTCTTTAGAACAGTGGGTAAATCTTTAAAAGATATCCAACTTAACAAACTGAATGAAAGATATGCCTGGACCAATGATCCAGAAGAAATAACTACTTGTTAAAATAATGGGCTCTTAATTGGGCCCTTTTTAATTAACCTTTAAATACTAAAACCATGAACAAAAAAGCCATTGCAATCATAGCATTGCTATTATTTGTAGTTACATTAGAAAGCTGTGCTTCTAGATGTAAACAACAAAAAAGATACTGGAGTACTCACAGAGCTGTGTAATCCTAAGACCATAGCATAAGTGGTGATGAAACAATGCAGGTTAGATGTTAACTACTAAACATCCAAATACATTTAGCAGATGTAGAAACAGAGACAAGTGGAGGTTTATATGCTCCCAAACAGGTGCAAAGCCTGTAACAATCCAATTTTCTTGCAGGGGTTTAGGTAATAACTCCTGCTACTTTTTATTTACCAAACAAAATTAGTTATGAAAACAATTGCTTTAATTATTACTCTTGCTCTTGGAGCATCATTTACATCTTGTGGTACATCCAAAGGGTGTAATTACCAAAAAGCTCAGAAGTTTAATCAAAAACAAATGAGAAAAGCTAACAGATATTATAGACATTAATCACTTTTTAAATCAAAACAGTATGAAAACAACAAAAATTATGCTTGCAGTTATTGCAACATTCCTTATCACATGGCTTTTATTTGCCACAATTGGTTATTTATTATCTGATGCAACAGATCTTAAATCTTGTGCCACTCATGGTGGTACACTAATGCTTATGTTAATCTTTGGATGGATACCTGCTGCTATAGTAGGTTGTGATCTAGCTGAAAAATATGAGTATGAGGATTAACTTAGCCGGAATAGCTGTAGTATTGTTCTTTGTCTATATCATTGTAGATATGGTTAAAGGACAATACCACAGAACTGTAGTCAGTCAACCTGAATACAATCACATCGTAAGAATAGATACTTGTAGAGTTGTTACTGATACATTAGGAAAACCTTTCTGTATATGGTACAACAACAAGTTATACTTACCAGACCCTTATCAAGATTCAGATCAACAAATCCTTAATAAAAAATAATATGAACGCAATCATTTTAAAACCTGAAGTATTCACACAGTACAAATCACAAATTGGAATCATGCTTTACACAAAAGAAGACTCAAAAGAGATTAACTTCTTCACTGGACACAAGCATCTCAAACTAGATCGTAATCAAGTAGAAACACCGTCAATTGAACAAATTGAAGATGCTATCATTGGTGATGACTATCTAAGAGAACTAGCAGAAGATCATAATCTGGTAGAAATCCATCATGATGATGAAACTGAAGACTACATGGAGTATTACTCTGACTTTAACTAACTCAAAAACCTATCGCAACACACGTTACGGTAGGTTTTAATCAAAAACACTTTAAAAAAATCAATCATGAAAACAAAAATTAAACAATTTCTTAAATTCTTATTTGTTATTGTTGCTCCGTTAGTAGCATTAACCTATTATGTAGCTTACATTACTGAAATATTCAGTAAAAGTCCATTAATTATCTGTCTATGTACATTTGGTGTATTCCTTGTGTTCTTTAATGCAGTCTTTTATTCTTTTCATATGAGTAAAACCAAACTATTCTCAAGATGGTCAGCAACTATATTCAAAGGCTTTGGCCTTATGGTAGCAATTGATGAAGACACTGCTTTGGTTATTGTTATTGGTTGTTTTGGATTAACATTCAGATATACTGATCTATTTACCAAAGAAAGACCAAAAGGTAATCATTTTAAACCAGAGAACAGATTCTAAAACTATCACAGGTGACACACTAACAGTACCAGTAATATTATATATTATTATACTAGTAGTTAGGCCTTGTAAAACCATTGAATAATAGTGACTCAGCATATTTTTCTGTTCATACCTTGTTTTGTATGTTGGGTTGCTTTATTCATCTTAAAAATTAATCATGGATACATATAGCATATCAAAAAACCTGCTCAATAAAATATTTATTGGCCTTATTAACTCAGACAGTATTAAAAATTCTGCAAACAAAGACTGCATTAGCCATATACTATTAAAAGATTTACCAGAACATTCAGTAGAAACTATCATTCATATGATTTTAACTGAACAACAATATGAAACATTAGCTATTGGAGATCACTTTAAAGTGAAACCTATAAGTTACCATGCATCAAAGCATTATGAGACAGACGTATTATGTGATATGGGTTTATGTGATGGAGAAGGTAACATATTTGGTTATGTAGTTAGTGATGGTTCATGGTCATCGTCTAGAGAATACAATCCTTTTTACAAATATCTTAAAGTTAAATTGTATTATCATAACACCAGTATGGAGCTTACAGAATATGATCAGGATATTAGTCCATTGGAATTAACCAAAATAAACAAAATGGACATTCCTTATTTTAATAAATCAGTTGTAGAACAACCAAGCGTAAATCAATTAACTTTAGAACTCTCTTAATTATGTCAAAAATCACAATGCCCTTACTTAAAATAGAATTAGATTCTTGGTTAGGTTTAAAAAAATCATTAGATGCCGTACCAGATGGCAAAATACAAAACTTTGGTAAATATATGAATGAGAAGTATGCTTTTAAAAATGAAGCTCTTTCTAATGAAGGAGATCATAACACAGCACTCTTATTAATCATGAGAGATCATGTCCAAGAAATCAACTAGATTTGGTATAGTTGCATATGAAGTAATTTCAGATCCAAATCTATCTATACAAGCAAAAGCACTGTATTCAATGCTTGCTTGTTATGCAAACAAAGAAAGAACATGTTGGCCATCAATCTCCACACTATCAGATGACTTAAATATAAGTCAATCATCTACTAACAGATTGATTAAGGAACTTAAAACATGTAATTACATAAAAAGAGTAGGTAGAAAGTTAACAATAAAATAAACGTTAGCTATATATATGCTCTTTATATTTTGCACTAAGAAAAAATAAGAAAAATTATGCTATTAATAACAATTATATTATTATACATTTGTTGGTCTACTTTAAGTAAATGAACAATAAATGATAATACAGTTGCCAAATGGTCGTATAATTGAATGCTCAGTAGAGCAGTATCTATCTTTGTCTGATGATGAAGTTAGAGACTTAAACGGTCTTAGTGCAGGTTATACAAAAGAAGTGGGTGACCCATTTTATAATTCATTTTCTAAACCAGTTGCAATTCCCTTACATATTGATGATGATTCATTAGAAGAACTAATTGATGAATTAATCATAGAGCATGAACCGGAATTGTATGAGATAGAAGATGATGAAAAAAGGGAAGACTCAGATTTCCACTCAGATGATATCTAATCCTTAGATACATTAAATCATTTATTATTCACAATTTAAAATCAAAAAGAAATGCAAAGTAAAGTAAACATCATTGCTGATGACATGGGTAATGTTATCCGTCAATCAAGCACAAACTCAGAATTTGGTCACGTAAGATTACAACAAGAAAGAGTAACCTTTGGTAACACAGGTTGGGTTAAAAAATCCGTATTAAGTACATTGTTACATGGTAAGTTAGAAGATTTACAAAGCTTAGGCCTTGAAAATGTTAAATCATTACCTGGTAAAATTGTAATCAAAGAATCATTAGAGCCTTTTAACAACACAGATCCAGAAAGAGATTACAAATATGCCGGTGATACTGGTATTGTATGTTGTCAAGATGGTCAACCTATTTTTAGGAAAACATTCTATGTAAGTGATATCACTGCAGAAGATGTGTTAGTTGCTCATACTAATGGTCAAGATATCAAAGAAGCTAATGGTGGTGGTTCATTTTTGAACAAAGCATCAGTTAAAGTTGATGTAGCAACATCAGCAGAAGCATTTGGTATCAATGTTAAAGAAGAAGAAGTAGTTGCTCCATCATTTGATGACATTGAAACTACTAATGAAGTTGAAGAGTTAGATCTTGTAGAAGAAGATACTTTTGAACTTTAATTAAACTCCCAATATAATATAAAAGGTGTTCCATCAGAGGAACTTAAATAATGGCTATTTGTGCCTTAGCCTTTTGTATTTATATAAGTCACGTTACACACTTAAAACCTCATAACAAAACATGTATGCTATCTCAAGAACAATTAAACCAGCTCCAGACAGATGAATCTATAAGACTCATCAGTCTCCGTGAATCACGGTATCAGTATTATGGATTATTGGAAGAATACCAATTGCATCCACCGTCAATCATTAACAATTTAAGTTACAACAAGTTAAATTCCTATCAACACTTCTTGTTTAAGAGAGTATTACACGGCCTTAATGTGTATGATCCACAAGAAATTGAAACTCTACACTGGGATAAAAAAAGAAGAATATCTAAAGTATGGAGAAGATCTCAAAGAGAGATAAATGCCTGGAAACAAACTATTTGTAACAAAAGAATTAATGACTTCTTCCGTAGAACATTCCATGGACCAACTGCAGAGTATATTATCTCAGTACCAGAAGATGAAATATTGGAAGACTACAACAACACTCTGTCATTAAAAGATTTGGGTATTACTTATGAAGACGTAATCTTAAGATTTATGTCTAAAGGCCTATTGCCAAAGAATTTCTTTACACTAAAAGAAAATGACAATCAGAAAAGTATCAGCCAAACTATCAAAGGCTAACTCTGAGTATTCTAAAATACGCAAAGTTTATCTAACAGAACATCCAGTTTGTCATGCAAAGATCCATCAGTGTTCTTTGCATGCAACAGATGTTCATCACAAAAAAGGTAGAGGAAAATATCATCTAGATATAACTACCTGGTTACCAGTATGCAGAAATTGTCATACTTGGATAGAAACAAATCCTGCTGATGCCATTGAACTTGGATTTTCAGATAGCAGACATTAAATCACAAGTAATGAGTGAAACATTAAATTTAGAAGAGAACAAAAACATACTCATCAAAAAAGCCTTACTAAAGTATAAAACACAAAGAGAAGCTGCTGAAGCATTGGGTTGCTCAGAGAAACACATTATTAATAAATTAAAAGAGTTTAAAGATGAAACACATAAAACAAAAAACAACAACGGATTACAGTAAATTTTACTTTCTACCAATGAATAGAGAGATTCAGTCATTGCATGTAGAAAAAATGGTTACTAGTATTAGAAATATGGGATGTATCAGAGATGTAATAGTTGCTGAAACAAACTTAATTGATGGTATTACACGGAATTACATCATAGATGGACAACATTTGTTTACTGCTTGTCAAAGAGAAGGATTACCTATTGTATATAGAGTTGTAAAAATTGATACTGATGATGAATTAGTTGAAAAAATGGCTGCATTAAACAATACAAGTAAATCTTGGAACTTAATTAATTATGTAAATGCATGGAAATATGTAAATACAGATTATATGACACTTTTAAAGTATATAAACTTATATAATTTAGAGCCTTCAATGATTGCAATGATTGCTATGAATCAAACCAATGCCGCAGGAACTTCCAAACTTATTAAAAAAGGTGAATTTGTTATATCAAATTCTAAAACAGCAGCAATGTGTAAAGCATTTTCTGACTTTTTTATTAAGATAGGTAGTGCAGATAGGTGGGTTAAATTTAACTTCTTATCTGTATTTACCAGTGAGTATGATAAATATGATCATGCTAAAGCTTTAGTAAGATTAGATAAACATCTAGCTACTATAAAAGCAATGGGAGACCCGAAGTATGCTCAAGACTATATTAGAAAAAACATATTCTCTTAAAGTTTTAAGTATTATATTTGTATGATGGTTCAATAGCTCAACTGGATAGAGCAACGCCCTTCTAAGACGTAGGTTTCAGGTTCAAATCCTGATTGAATCACAGCTGTTATTTGACTCAGATAGTACAATAACAACCATTGGGATGTCTGAAGTTCATGAATGGTGGCGCAAGCTAAGGTAATACTTGCAATGGTGTGGTGCCAACAGCAAATCCACACCAACTTGGCCGGATGATGAAATTGGTAGACATGAAGGACTTAAAATCCTTTGGATAGCAATATCCGTGTGGGTTCAAATCCCTCTCCGGCTACAAAAGTGCATGAAACTTTACTAAAAATTCATGCAATAAACTATCATATGTGACACTTTTAAAAACAAAAACATGAGCAAAGTAAGATTTATTGGTTGTCTCCATATGGGACATAAAAATATGGCCATTCATAGAGGATGGGCTGATGAAGAAGAGCATGATGCTTTTCTTATTCAAGAATGGAACAAAGTTGTAAGCAAAAGAGATACAACCTATATCATTGGTGATGTTACTATGGAGAAATCCTTACATTACTTTAAGTTTGACCTGTTAAATGGTAGAAAGATTGTTGTATTAGGAAACCATGACAGACATCAAGACATAAAAGAATTGTTATTGTATGTAGATGGTGTAGCTGGTGCAGTAGACTATAAAGGTTATATATTAACCCACGTTCCCATTCATCCTAATGAAGTACAATTCTATAGAGGGAACATTCACGCGCATATACATCATGAAAATAAACTTGAAGAAGTTATTGTAAATGACAGTTATCTTGATAGAGATAGTAAACCGGGACCTACAGTACATAAGTACTTTAATGTAGATGCTCACCTTATTGGTTATAGACCATTGAGTATAGAAGATTTGACTATTTACTATCAAAAGTAAAAACAACAATTTAAAAACAAATAAGATTATGATTACAATAATTAGAGGGACTTATATACTTTTATTAAGTTATAATCCTTGTGATATATTTACTTATTTTAATGTAGAACAAATGCATGGCCTTAATGCTATAGATTGTGCTGCTCATAAAAACACAACAGAAAGTGCTTATATAGCTGGTTGGTGTAATTTTATACCTAAAGAGTCTGGTGAGTATATAGATGATGATCCAAGATTTGTATTCATTAATCTTTCAAGATGTACTGATTCAGTTAGCACTTTTGGATTAATAATGCATGAATTAATGCATCAATCATTTGCATTACATAAATATGATGTGAATAAAGAAGAAGAAATTATTACCTGGGCAGAAGAAGAAGCTTATGAAGTATTTAAACTTATAAAAAAACAAGATTATGAAAAAAATAACAAGGTCAGTAATTAAATTATCAGAATTACCTCAACATTTACAAAAGGATGATGTATTTGTTGGACATAAATTACACACTTATGCTGAGTTTCATATTGATAGCTTAGAACAAGATTCTTTAACTTTATGGCTAATTAAAACTTATCCTACAGTAAAACAGAAGATTAGCTTTCTTATTCATATTGATACAGAGCCAACAACAGTATGGTATCCTCAATATGTAAACAATTTTGTTTACTTTTTGGCAGGTATTGGTGTTGCTGGTCTGGTAATCATCTTTGGTTTATGAAGATCATATACATGAAGCAAACTTTTGATA